CCACACAGACCGTGCTACGCAAGAACAAGTGGCTGCAAATATTCATCGCAAAATCGTTGACAAATTGCCACAGACCAAGTAAAATGACAACATGAGAATACTTACCCTAGACAATGCCACTTACGATTTAGATCACCTGCCAGAAGAAGTAGATGACATGCGTTTTGCAATATTAGACAATTCAAATCCAGCAGAGCCTGACTATCACTTTATACCCTTGATCTTTTTGGAAAGCTTCAATGCTCCTGCTCTTGTGTTGCGCATTGGCGAGCACACCATAAAGATGCCCATGGACTGGCAGATCTTGATTGGTGAACCTGACGTTGGTGATCTAGAAGTGTTGCCACTCACATCAATTAACGACCGTGGGTTCAAAGTATTCCAATTCAATCCACTAACCAGCTTTCGTCCCAGTTTTCCGGACATTGAAATCCTAGATGTGTATCATGAGGTATCCTGGTACGCACCCAAACTCAAGAATGGTCAACTGTTGGCTGTGCCTGTAAGTGAAGGTGCGGACCCTGACTGTGTGTACTTTGTCAAAGACGTCAGTCGTAACTGCGAGATTGTGGACTACAACAAGGCCTGGTAATGCCCTACACTGAACCTGAAGTATTTGAAATTATCAATAGACTGGCCAGAGTGTATCTGGAAAGTTATCCTGACGATCGTGAAGGCCTAGAGCGTTTTCTACGTTGGGCACATTTACAATACGGCTACCAATATGGGCACCCTTAAACCGGGTGCCACATACATTTACGAACGTGTGGGCAACGAAGTGTATGCTCGAGAGTTTGGTGCTGATCCTGCTGACCGTAAGTTAATGGGCTATGCATATGATCCTGTGACTGGACATCAAATATCCTACGATAAACGAACCAGCGACGGCCGACCTTTGCTTGATCACCTCCAGGAAGACAAGATGTGGGGCGAAATTCGGCGAGCTGCTCGAACCAATCCCACTTTACAAGACGCACTAGAACGTGCTATAATGATTTACAAACTGACCAAAACTGATGAGCGATAAACTGACCATTGCCAATGAGATGAAGATGTTTGACCGCAAGGTCAGATCATTCTACGACGACCTTACCGCAGAAGAAAAGAAAAAGTTTTCAAACTATCTCATGATACGCTGGGGCTCGGCAGTAGAAGGTTCAAGAGAATTGCAAGAGTTTTATGTGATTGCCACTAACGAAAGATTGAACAAACACTTCTTCAATGTAAGCAAACACCCAAAACTGCAATGGCTCATGGCCACTAGTGTAAGTCCAGATTTGGGATCGCAACGCCATCCTTGGATTGCTCCTAAGAAAAAACAAGCTGGCCTTAGTGCCAAACGCAAAGCACTAATGGCAATGTATCCACACTATAAAGATGATGAGATAGATGTTATGGCAGCAATCACAACACAAAAAGAAATTGACGCATACAACCGCGCTGCCGGCAATGAAAAATGATCCAGCAATTGGTTGTAAATGGATGCAGTTACACCCATTCTTATGCATTGGGCAATGGACACACTGATCTAGCACAGCGGTTAGGTATAACTCAAGCCAACAGCATTGCTATCAGTGGCAGTGCCAACAGCAGGATACTGCGCACCACTCTCAAACACAGTTATACAGCACCTCCTACGCTGTATGTGTTGGGCATGACATTCCTTAGTAGATTAGAAATACCCATCTGCGAACCAGAAAATGATTTTGAAGGACGATGGGTAAATCCGCAAAATCAAGAGTTTGCCTACAGATGGCAAACTGGCTGGAACCAAAAAGAGTCCGAGCAGTTTGTAGACACCAAACTCAAAACTGAAGTGTACAGCATTTTGGATCGTACTGAAGATCTCATGTACCGCATGCTCAGCACAATTGACAGTTTGAAATCTAGAGGACATCGAGTGCTAATGTTTCAACAGGCTGATGATTTGTATCACGAGCACCTTGACAATCCAAGATTAAGTTTGTTTTGTTGTTCAGAAATTGTTAACGGATATCGATGGCGAGCAACTGCTTGGCAAGCTGCCCAAGGAGTACAACCTAAAAAGTATCCACCAGGTTCACAGTATGTTCCTCCAGATATGACACATCCGGCTGTAGGCCACCATCAAAAGCTCAATGAGTTCTTGACAAATTACATACAAGAGCATAAAATACTACAATGACCCAATGCCAATACTGCAAGAAAGATTTTATCAGAGAAACTTCTTTGGCAGTGCATGTGTGCGAGCCCAAACGGCGTAGACAGGAACGAGCAGAACGTGGGGTGGAATTGGGCTTTCAAGCCTACATACGCTTTTACGAAATGAGCCAAGGTTCAGCCCGGCTTAAGACCTTTGACGACTTTGCTGACTCTCCTTACTATCGTGCATTTGTGAAGTTTGGACGCTATTGCGTGAGCACAAGAACTATCAATCCCAAGCAGTTTCTTGAATGGTTGTTGAAGAACAACAAAAAGATTGATCGTTGGGCAAGTGATCAACTGTACACAGAATATCTCATACAGCATTTGCCTGTGGAGAATGTGACGGATGCGCTGGCACGAGCTGTGGAGTTTGGCATGGACTGGGCAGAAAAGAATTCAGCACAGCCGCAGGACTGTTTGAGATATGGCAGCACCGCAGCCATGTGCCATGCAGTCACAACAGGTAGGATATCACCTTGGGTAATTTACAATTCAGAGTCAGGGCAACGGTTCTTAGGCGAACTCACTCCCGATCAGATCAGCATGGTGTGGCCTTACATTGACTCAGATGTATGGCAGAAAAAGTTTCACAACTATCCTGCTGATCAAGAGTACGCAAAAGACATATTAAGCAAGGCAGGATGGTGACATGGCAACAGTGATATTCTTAACCCTCGTACTTTTGCAGATCAAGCACTGGTACATTGACTTTGTGGACCAAAACATGGCGGAAGTCAAACACAAAGGCCAATACGGGCATTGGTTAGGCATACGCCACAGTCTCAAGCAAGGCATTGGTACCGCGGCCTGTGTGGGTTTGGTGGTAGGTCCTGCCTATTGGCCAGCCAGCATTATGATGGGAGTGATAGATGCTGTGGTTCACTATCACATTGATTGGGCCAAGATGAACTGGGGCAATAGAGACCTTCAGAGTCCCAGCTTCTGGGCACACTTGGGCTTGGATCAGATGGCACATCAGTTGACTTACATTGGCCTTGTGGCTATAATTGCATTATGATTAGAAATATTAGCGGCAGCAAATACATTCAAGTGTCTGGTGGCATGAACACCAATCCATACATCAGTCCAGGTGCCAGCGGTGCAGGCATGGTGCGATGGAGCGCCAGCATGAACTGTTTGGAAATTAATGATGGCAACTCCTGGCAACAGCTTCACTCAGCACACCCTATGATTTCACTCTCATCAGACGCTGAAACCCTGTTAGATTGGGCACGAGCCAAGCGTGATGAAGAATGGCGCATTGCTGCCCTGGCGGCCAAGAACCCCACAGTAGCAGATGCCTTGGCAGCAGTGCAATTGGCCAAAGAAAAACTGCAAGTAGTGACTGCCCTTTGTGATACTGATTCAAAATGAGCGCAGACATTGACATTGATGTGCCGGACAGAACGGCTGTGTTGAAACTGATTCAACACACTGCCGCACGGCAACTGCATCAAGGTCAAGTGCGACGCCATAATTCAGGTATCTATGTCACAGACATCCCCCGAGACATACCCAACGGCTGTGCTGCCATAGACTATGAGTCAGCAGAACAGCGTGGATACTTCAAGATAGATCTACTGAACATGAGTGTGTATCAGTTGATCCGTGATCCTGCGCACTATGCGGCTATGCTGGCAGCCGCACCACCATGGCAGAGACTGTGGACTGATACTGCTTGGACTAGTCAGTTGGTGCATGTGGGCAATTACACAGACTTGATGCTGACAATGCGGCCAGACTCTATTCCCAGAATGGCAGCGTTTATTTCTGTTATTCGACCGGGCAAAGCACACTTGCAAAATCGTCCTTGGACAGAAGTATTTGCGGAAGTGTGGAACGGGGATGACAGCCGCGGATACACATTTAAGAAAAGCCACGCAGTTTCCTACGCAGCCCTTGTTGCCCTACACATGAACTGCCTCAATCAAGACGCCGTACAAGCGTGATTGATTTTCGCTTGGTTTTCTTGCGAGCAATGTCCATCAAACTGCAAGCTGGACCATGTAAAATTTCAAGATCTTTGTTGGAAAATGTGCGTAGTGTAGGACGGAATTTGTCCCACTCACCACGCAAAAATATGTTTATGGGTATGCTTCGATTGCTTTCCCACCACCAAGTGGCTGCTAATTCCAAGTATTCTAGCTTGGCGTCTTGAGTTAGCACAGCACCAAAATCATAGATGGTTGTAACAGCATCATCTTTGTTTTGTACTACACCTACATATTCTTCATTAGCGTAAACGCACAGAGTTATAAACGGATATTTCACCGCCAGCTTTTGAAAGATATCATTACCCATAAATATTGTTCGAGGATCCTATGTATTCAACCACCGTTTACTTATACCAGCAAATAACCAAAGTATTGTTAGTTGACACCAGTGGTGGATATTTCACAGCGAGGTACGACCCAGTGTATGCAAAACAATTAACCGTTAACAAAGGCGTAGACAATGTTCTACTGTTTGAATTTATCAATCAAGAGGAAAAACCTGTAAACATCACAGGCAGCACTTTTATGTTTAGATTGATGAATCAAACTGGAGACCAACTCTTGGTTGAAAAACCCATGGTCACACTCAGCGCCACACTGGGCAGAGTAAAAGTGGTGTTGGACAATGCGGACACCATCAATATCACCGCACAACCCGGCAGCTACAGCATCCAGCGCACAGCAGGCGACTATGTGCAAGCCGCTTATGTAGATGCCAATTCGGGTGCTAGAGCAGACTGCAACATTGTGAATAGTGTGCTGCCGGCATTTGTGCCTAGTGAAGTGTTGACCATTCCCACAATCTACGGCAAGGCGCAACAACTGCAACCTGGACCAACTAACTATCCTGATTGGGCACTAACACCACAACCAGTGAATACCACACAACTTACAGAATTCTATTCTAGTCATATTCCCACTAGCGGACAAAGTTTGACCACTGTGAAAATGGACATGGATCACTATACCGGAACTGTTAAGTTTCAAGCAGCAGACACTTACGAATCAGTTTGGTATGATGTTACTGCAAGTTTTGAATTTTTTAATGAAACTTCCACACAGTATTTTAACATTGTGGGTTTTTACAACTTGATCCGAGCTGGATTTAACAACAGCCAAGGATTTGGCGCATCAGCTACAGCACAAGTAGCCAATGGAGTAGTAACAGGTATTACTGTGAACAATTCTGGACAAGGATATGTGGCACCACCTAAGATTCAAATTTTAGGCAACGGATCTGGTGCAGAAGCCATTGTGACTAGTGTGGGCAATGGGCAGATTGGTGCAATCACTGTCACAAATGGTGGATCAGGATATTTGCCATTGCAATACCAAGGCACCATAGCAGCCACAGTATTGATCACCACAGGTTATATTACCAACCTCCAATATCGTTGATTTAATCCGGCTGATCTGCTATACTGTATAGATGCTTGACATCCTTGCGTATCTACCTGCAAAAAGAAAACCCACGCCATCAGGGTGGTTGAGTTTCAATGCGGTTTGTTGCCAGCACAACGGCAGCACTAGAGACACAAGAGGCCGCGCCGGACTCAAAGCCACTGATCAGGGCTGGAGCTATCACTGTTTCAATTGTTCATACACAGCCAGTTTCGTACTGGGACGCAGTGTAAGTTACAGGGCTCGAAAACTCCTGGGCTGGATGGGCGTGCCAGAAGTAGAAATAGAAATGCTGGGACTGGAAAGTCTTAGACATCGAAGCATACACGGCATGCTGACCGAACGTCAGCAAACATGGAATGCCATCAGCGATATTCAATTTGGTGAGTTTGATGAGTTGCCACCGTTCGCAGAATTGGTCACGCCTGAACTACAATCTCAATGGGACTACTTGCGTTCAAGACGGGTACCTGAAGACTTTCCTGTGCTCACAGCCGTACAAAACGATGGTGTCCACTGGACTCGTCCACAGGTCATAATACCGTTTACCTACAACAACGTCATGGTGGGGTGGACTGCCAGGATGCTGGATGGAAAACAGCCCAAGTTTATTAGTCACAGTCAACCCGGCTATGTGTTTGGCACAGACTTACAACATGACAACTGGCAGCATGTGATTGTGACAGAAGGCATATTTGATGCGCTTTCAATTGGCGGACTGGCAGTGATGCACAACACCATAAGTGATCTACAAGCAAGATTGATACGCAGTCTAGGTCGAGAAATAACTGTGGTGCCAGATCAAGACACAGCAGGCGTAGAACTGATTGATCGTGCTGTAGAACTGGGATGGGCGGTAAGTATACCCGAGTGGCCAGACGGCTGTAAAGATGTTAATGATGCTGTGATTGTGCTAGGGCGTGTTGGTACCCTGCTAACTATAATGGCAGCTAGAGAAACCAGTAAGATTAAGATAGAACTAAGGAAGAAACAACTTGTTAAAAGAATACAATAAACTTTGGGTATTTGGCGACAGTTATACAACACCATATGTTTGTGTAGATCCGGTTGACAGTTTTTGGGGTCTAGCTGCAAAATCACTAAATGTGAACACAATTGTCAATTGCTCACGTTCAGGAAATAGTTTTTCGACAGTTCAACAGTTACTGATAGGAATGTCTCAAGAGATTGACTGGGACCGTGACATGATATTTGTAGGCGTTCCTCCATTGGAGCGTATTACAATTTTTGACAATCATAGAAATACAGGATATCATGGACACAATATTAGCACCAATACATGGGAAGTTGATCAATTTGACATTGCAGCCCATCGAGGACTTGTTTGTTTGCAAAACTATGGCCAAGACCGACAGTTAATTTTACACCACGATCGCAGTTGGCTCGAAACTGATATATTAAGACAGATATTTTTACTTACTCGATGGTTAGACAGTATCGATGCTAACTATTTGATTATTAATTTAAGCAAAAATTTAGATAGCAATAACTGTTGGGGACCAAGTAATTTTGTCCTGCCATATTGCAAAGATCACAAAAAGTGTATATTATTTGACAAAACATATCATGGCATAAACATTGGAGTCAATAAACCTGCAGACTTTGACGCACCAGAAGGACACCATGGACCAGCTGGCAATCGGTATTTTTTTGAACAGTCGTTGCTGCCAAAACTAAAAGAATGCTACACACAGCAAATTGATTCAGACACACCTGCTGAAGTGTTAGATGCACTTACATTATACTTGGACTATATTCATGCTAAAAGATTACGGACTTGACGTTCAACGCCTATTTCTAGAAATGATGTTGGAGGACGCACAAAGCTATGTGCGTGTTCAGAACATCTACAACCCCCAAAACTTTGACAAGAGTTTGAGACCTGCGGCTGAGTTCATCAAAGAACACTCTGACAAACACAAGACCTTGCCCGAGCGCACACAGATTTCAGCTACCACAGGTGTTAAATTGGCGGCTGTGCCGGACTTGAATGAAGGACACTTTGACTGGTTCATGGGCGAGTTTGAAGCATTCACTCGACGCCAAGAACTGGAGCGAGCTATCCTAAAAGCCGCAGACTTGTTGGAAAAAGGTGAATATGATCCTGTCGAAAAGCTGATCAAAGATGCAGTACAGATATCGCTTACTAAAGACATGGGCACAGACTACTTTGCTGATCCCAAAGCTCGAATTGAAAAATACTTCAACTCGGGCGGTCAAGTATCAACAGGTTGGCCACAGCTGGACAGATTGTTGTATGGTGGATTTAGTCGTGGTGAACTAAACATCTTTGCAGGTGGATCAGGATCAGGCAAGAGCTTGGTAATGATGAATATTGCACTAAACTGGCTACAACAAGGACTCAGTGGTGTGTATATTACATTAGAACTTTCAGAAGAACTTACGTCATTGCGTACTGATGCCATGTTAACCAACATGAGCACCAAGGACATTCGCAAGGACATAGACACCACAGAGCTTAAGGTCAAGTTGGTGTCCAAGAAGTCCGGCAACTATCAAGTGAAAGGTTTGCCTGCACAATCAAACATCAATGACATCCGTGCTTATTTGAAAGAGTATCAAATTCAAACAGGCAAGCGAGTAGACTTTGTGATGATTGATTACTTGGACTTGCTGATGCCAGTGTCGGCCAAAGTTAGTCCTAATGACTTGTTTGTGAAGGATAAGTATGTTTCGGAAGAACTGCGCAACCTGGCCAAAGAGCTAGGAATCCTAATGGTAACTGCAAGTCAGTTGAACAGATCCGCTGTGGAAGAAATTGAATTTGATCACTCACACATCTCGGGTGGTATTTCCAAGATCAACACAGCAGATAATGTGTTTGGTATCTTTACAAGTCGTGCAATGAAAGAGCGTGGCAAGTATCAGATCCAGTGTATGAAGTCTCGAAGCTCGACCGGCGTTGGTCAAAAGATTGATTTGGAGTACAACATTGAAACCATGCGTATTACTGATGAAGGCGGGGATGACAACGAAAACGGGTTTAGTAAAAAACCCAGCACAAGTATCATGGACTCGATCAAAGCAAAAAGCCAAGTTAGTGCTGCCGCCTCAGACGATACCAAGTCAGCGCCTTGGGAACGGCCACAAGCCAAGGAAGGTTTTGATCTAGAAGCACCCAAAGTCACAGCTGATGTGCAAAGC